TTGATGGAACTACTAGTGGTCGTTATCTCAGATTTCAATGTTTCTCTGGAAGAACCGCAAACTCTTCCAGTGGTAATCTTTTCCCATTAGAAGTTTTTCAGGCAACTGCTAATACAGATGCTGCAATTACCTTTCATATTGGTAGTGATTATGCAGCATACTTTGGATTGGATGGTACAACTAATGACCTATTCTGGGGTGGTTGGTCAAGAGGTGCTGCAAAGTATAAAGTCTGGCACGCAGCAAATGATGGCGCTGGGTCTGGTCTTGATGCTGATAGTCTTGATGGTTACACTTGGGCATCTTCCGGTAAGCAGGTCCGTGCTAGCGACTTTTATGCAGATAACTGGTTCCGCAATTATAACTCTGGAGAAGGACTTTATAATCAAGCTACTACACAGTACTTCTATTCCGATTCTGATGATGGTTGGAATATTGCAGGAGGAACGGGAGCTAATTGGTTAAGATTTAGAGATGAATATAATGGAACAATTCGTGGATATCTTTATGCAGATACAGCCTCTTCTATTGGATTTCTAAATTCGGCTGCTCAGTGGGGTCTTCGTTATTTGTCAAGTGATGGACTCTCTCCAAACCTCTACTTTAGGGAACAAGGTAATGAAACTTGGACAGGAAATCCAGGAAATGATATAGGTAAGGTTGAATACCACTCCAATCGTTTCTACATTGCTGCTGGTGCTAATTCTACAGAAGTTTGTGTTTTCCGTCGAAGTGGTAGTGATGTGGTAAGGATTAGTAATGGCGGTACTATTACTGCTTCAGGTGACGTTACTGCTTTCTCTGATATCACTTTAAAAGAGGATATTGAAGTTATTCCTAATGCACTAGATAAAGTATCTCAGATTCGTGGTGTAACATTTATACGCAAAGACTTAGATGATAAATCCAGAAAATCTGGTGTGATTGCACAAGATGTTGAAAAAGTTTTCCCTGAAGTTGTGAGCACTACTGAAGATGGAACAAAGACTGTGGCATATGGAAATATGGTTGGATTGCTAATTGAAGCACTCAAAGAACAAAAAGAGATTATCAAGGATCAACAAAAACAGATTGACGATTTGAGGAAGAGGATTGATGAAAAACTTTAAGCAGTTTCAAGAGTCTTGGTCTAATAAATATAAAAAGAGTATTGACTGCTCAAATCCAAAAGGATTCTCTCAGAAAGCACATTGTGCTGGACGTAAAAAAAGAGCAGTAGGTGGACAAACTAAATCTAAACCAGTTGAATGAACGAAGCAAAAAATGGTCGTTGTCCAGAAGGACAATATTACTGCTATACTAATAAGGAATGCAAACCTATCCCCAAAGGGTTTATGGTAGACCCTGAAGGTATGCTTCGTAAAGAAAATGGTGCTTCTATTGATGAAGCAAACAAAAGTGGAGACTCATCTCTCCGTGATTGGTTTGGTAAAAGTAAGTCATCAGATGGAAAACCTGGTTGGGTTCAACTGGGTGGCAAATATGCTGGTAAACCTTGTGCTAAGCAACCAGGTCAAACCACAAAACCAAAATGTGGTTCCAGTAAAATGAAACGTGCTCTCTCTAAGGATGAGGAGGAAAGAGCATTCCGTCGTAAAAATCGCCAAGATCCAAATCCAAATAGAAAGGGGAAAGCAATTAACGTGGCTACTGAAGAATTTACAACACTACCACTTCAAGTTGAAGTTCCTACAGATATCCGAGACTTTAATCTTGGTTTGATGTTCCGCGAAAGTTTGGATCAAAATAGTGGTATGCTCTTCATATTTGATGAAGTTGCAGAGCAGTCTTTCCACATGAGAGAGACAAAAATTCCTCTTGATATTGCTTTCATCACAGAGGATGGTATTATTGAAAGCATTAAAGAATTAGAACCATTTGATGAAACTTCTGTTGCTTCTGAGGGAGAGGTGCTTTGTGCCTTGGAAGTAAACAGAGGTTGGTTTGCAGAAAACAATGTAGAAGTTGGTGACGAGATTGATATTGAAGAGGCAGCAGGAGAGAAAGATGCTTGTTATCATAAAGTAAAATCACGTTACTCTGTTTGGCCAAGTGCATATGCGTCTGGGGCACTGGTTAAATGTAGAAAAGTTGGTGCAAAGAACTGGGGAAATAAAACGAAGAAGGAAGAATTTGAACTTGATGAAAAATGTTGGAAAGGTTATGAGAAAAAGGGAATGAAAACAATGTTTGGGAAGAGATATCCAAACTGCGTAAAGAAAGAAGAAGTTGAATGCAATCACACAGATAATGGTGTCGAATGTCCTGTTCATGGAATGTCTCCATGTAAATCTACTCCGAAGGGTGGAGATGGAGGTAAACCTGGTCCCGATAAAAATTATGTAAAACCAATGGGAGAATCTGTAGATGAAGCAGTAAGAATTCCAGCAAAAACTGGAAACATTATTGATACCTACTTTAACTACAGAGGTAAGTTTTATGCTTTGAAGATTTTCTTCCCACAAACTTCAGTTCCTAGAAAATCTGATGTTCAAGATCAGATTTCTAAAGTTTATCCTGGCGCGAGACTATCAACATACAGAGTTTCCGATTATGAACCAGGACAACCACTCCTCCACGTCGAAGGGGCAGCATGGACAAGAAAAGCAGGAAAGAATAAAGAAGGAGGACTTAACGAAAAAGGAAGAAAGTCTTACGAAAGAGAAAATCCAGGATCTGACCTTAAGGCACCAAGCAAGAAGGTTGGAAATCCCAGGAGGGCATCATTCTGCGCTAGAATGAAAGGAATGAAAAAGAAACTAACTAGTAAGAAGACTGCTAACGATCCAGATAGCAGAATCAATAAAAGTTTAAGGGCTTGGAACTGCTGATGAAATCATTTCAACAATTTATTTCGGAGTCAGTCAATATCTCTGGCGACTTCAACGGAACACTGATTATTAATGGATCTGAGGAGCAATCAGATTCTGTTGAGGAATCATATTGTGCAGATATTGTTTGGGAGGGAAAAATTTATAGGATTGTATTTGAAGGTCAAATGATTTCTAAAAATGATCTGACAGAAGCACTTCAAAGTGAATATCCAGGAGCAATTGTTCACAACATTTATCCAACATCAGAACCAAACACTACTTTAAAAATTAAAAGTAGACAAAGGTATCAACCAGAAAAATTAGCTTGGGGTGACTGATGGGATTTAAAAATTATCTTTGGGATGAAGCATGGGAACTGAATGTTTCCCGTGATAAAGTTCGTGGTGCATTCCACATCATCAAGTTTGGAACAAATAATGACGTTGATGGTTCTATGGAAACCATCTGGGATGCTGGTGGTCTTTATACATACCTAACTTCTGCAGGTGTTCTAACAGTTACAAGTACAGACAGTGATGACTCTGCTTCTGGAACTGGTGCAAGAACTGTAACTGTAGAAGGTCTTGATGCAAACTATAATCAAATATCTGAAACATTAACAGTTGGTGGTTCTGCAGGAACTGTTGAGTTCTATAGAGTGTTTCGTGCATTTGTTGCAACATCTGGTTCTACTGGCAGTAATGAAGGAACTATCTCAGTTTCTTCTGGAGGAACAACTCTTGCACAAATTCGTTCTGTAGGTTCTCCAACTGCAAGTGGATTGGGTCAAACATTTATGGCTCTATATACAGTGCCTGCAGGTTACACTGGATATATTTTTGATTGGAATGTGTCAACTGCAAAAGCAGATGGTGATGTATTTTTAGTGAAAAGACTTTCTAATGATGGAGCATGGAGAGCACAGGACACCATCCATACAAACTCTAATGATGTTGAAAGAACTTATAAGTTTCCACTAAAGATTGAAGAGAAAGCAGATATTGAAGTTAGAGCATTATCTCCAACAAACAATATGAAGTGTGCAGCAACTTTCTGCATTTTACTAGTACAAAACGAATCTTAATTGAATTATGTCTGATAATGTATATCTTGGTAATCCAAATCTAAAAAAAGCAAATACTGCTATTGAGTTTACTCAAGAACAAATTCTTGAGTTTATGAAATGCAAAGAAGACCCTGTTTACTTTGCAAATAATTATGTAAAGATTATTTCTCTGGATGAAGGTCTTACACAGTTTCATCCATATCATTTTCAGGAAAAGTTGATCAACAACTTCCATGAAAATAGGTTTAATATCTGCAAGATGCCCCGACAGACTGGTAAGTCTACTACTGTAGTATCTTATCTTTTACATTATGCAGTATTTAATGACAGTGTAAACATTGGTATTTTGGCAAACAAGGCAGCAACGGCAAGAGAACTTCTTGGAAGATTGCAGACCGCATATGAGAACTTGCCTAAATGGATGCAACAAGGTATTATAGCATGGAATAAAGGATCTTTGGAGTTAGAGAATGGCAGTAAGATATTGGCAGCTTCTACGTCTGCAAGTGCTGTCCGAGGTATGTCGTTTAACATCCTCTTTCTCGACGAGTTCGCGTTCGTCCCAAATCACGTTGCTGATTCGTTCTTTGCATCTGTTTATCCTACTATTACTTCTGGTAAAAACACCAAAGTAATTATTGTATCTACACCACATGGTATGAATCATTTCTACCGTATGTGGCATGATGCAGAAAGAAAGAAGAATGAATATGTTCCTACCGACGTTCATTGGTCAGAAGTTCCTGGCAGAGATTCAAAGTGGAAAGAAACTACGATTGCAAATACTTCTGAACAACAGTTCAAAGTTGAGTTTGAGTGTGAGTTCTTAGGATCAGTTGATACACTGATTGCTCCAAGTAAGTTAAGAACTCTAATATACGACAACCCTATCCAGAGAAATGCAGGTCTTGATGTGTATGAACCATCAAGAGAAAATCATGATTATGTAATGACAGTTGACGTTGCAAGAGGAGTTGGAGAAGATTACTCTGCATTCGTTGTTGTTGATATTACTGAGTTTCCTCATAG